CACTCTAGCTCTAGTTAAGGAAATGCTTGGATACATTAGAGGTAAGTATACCACGGTCCCAATCCCGGGAGCAGAAGTTACTCTTAATCATGCAGATCTAATCACTGCAGCTACTGCAGAGAAGAACTTGCTTTTAGATAGATTAAGAGCTTACTTAGAAGAAACATCCAGAGAAAAGTTAATGGAGAGAAGATCTTTGGAGGCTGATTACAAACAGAAGGAACTTAACATGGTTCCACAACCAATATTTATAGCATAATGAAGTTAGCAGATCTATTAAACGAAGTAACCTATTCAATGTACCAGAATTTGGTCTACGTTGAATTCTCCGATGAAACTAACATTACTGATATCGCTCAGTTAATTAGAGGTCTACGGTATGTTACTGTTGTAAACAATAAAACAGATAAAGAAGATTTAAATCCAAGAGGATTACTTCAATTAAAAGTAGTTACATTAAAACCTGGGCAGGAAACTTTTGAATTAATTAAAAAAGAAGCAATGGCAACTATCCCTACTTTAAAGAAATTTAAATATAGTACCAAACAATTACAAAAAATTGAGGAGATCTAAATGGCATTATTTGGAAGATCTAGAGATGTATTGTTGATCAATAGTATCAACCGGGAGTTACTACCTAACATTGTAACTCAGCAGGTCGGCTATTACAAAGTCACTCTAGGAGCTTCAACAACAAACATCTACGGAGAGGCAACAAATAAATTCTTCAGCGAACCAACCCTTCTCAACTGTTTAATCGAACGGCAAGATCCAACCTGGACTTCAGATACGTTCGGACCAGACACCAGTCAAACGCTCAAAGTTGCATTTTTTAGGGAAGACCTCGCCGATGTAGCAATTGTCCCAGAGGTTGGAGACATTATATTCTACTACGAAAATTATTATGAAGTAGATGCAGTTGTTGAAAATCAATACTTCGTAGGAAAAGTACCTGATTACTCGTATTCTGAAGGGTTAGATCAATACGGCTCATCAATTAGTATCGCTTGTACAGCTCACCTCGTACCTGCAGACAAACTAGGTATAACTAAAGAAAGAATGTAATGGCAGATAAGATTAGAAAACCGGTACCGAAGAATCAAAGAGAGATTTCTATCTCTCAACAGACTCCATTACTAGATAATCCAAATAATGCAGTAGTGCCACTACCGGTATTCGCTAATCAGAATAATCCTGCTACTGCTAAAAATTATCGTGCAGAACAGATCTCTGTAAAAGGAGATACTACCAAAGAATATACTGTCGGTATTGGAGATATAGATGAGACTATTTCTTACTATTTTAATAACGTAATTAAACCTGAAGTATACCAGAACGGAACCACCATCCCAGTACCGATTATCTACGGCAATCCTGAAAGATGGAAAGCAGTTCAAAAAGATGGGTACTACAGGGATAAAAACAGTAAGATTATGTGTCCTATCATTATGTTTAGGAGGGCATCAATGGAAAAAAAATACAATATAGGTAATAAACTAGATAGTAATAACCCTATTAATTATGCCGTTGCTGGAAAAACCTATCAAAAAAACGATGCTTATTCAAATTTTAATCTGTTAAATAATAGAAAACCCGTAACTGTTTACCAGGCAGTCGTTATCCCAGACTACGTTACTATATCCTATGAATGTATTATATGGACCTACTATATTGAACAAATGAATAAAATTGTTGAGTCTATTAACTACTCATCAAATGCTTATTGGGGAGACCCTGACAGGTTTAAATTTCATGCTCGAATTGATACGTTTACAAATAATGAAACACTAAGTCAGGGAGAAGAGCGGCTCATAAAGACTAATTTTAATATCACAATGCACGGGTATATTGTACCTAACGTTATTAATAGAGAATTAGTAGCAACTAAGAAGTTTTTCTCTAAAGGAAAAATGAATTTTACCACCGAAGCAGTTGGTGATATCAACAACATTTAATAACCTTTTGAAGGTCTATTTACTATTTATATTAGAACTATCTAACAAACTAAACTAAAATGGCAGAAACTTTATTATCACCCGGTGTTTTAGCGAGAGAGAATGACCAATCTTTTATAACAGCACAACCTATTGTTGTTGGCTCGGCCATCGTCGGCCCAACTGCAAAAGGACCTGTTAATATACCGACATTGGTTACATCTTTTAGCGACTACCAGAACAAATTTGGAGCTCAAGTAGCTTCGGGATCTAACTTTTACACTTACTTCACTTCTATTGCAGCTTATAACTACTTTCAAGAAGGCGGTGAGACTTTACTAGTAACTAGAGTAGCCTCTGGATCATTCACCGCCGCTTCTTCTTCTTTCGTATCTGCTTCCGGTTTCGCCGGCGGTAAGACGTTGTCTGTATTCGAAGTACAAACACCATCAGAAGGTACCTTAATGAACAGTACAGGCCCTGCAGGAAGTAATGGAACATTGTTAAGCGGATCAGCAGATAACTTAAGATTTGAAATCACTAGTGCTTCAACATCATCTGGAACTTTCGCTCTACTAGTTAGAAGGGGAGATGATACTGAAACTAATAAAATTGTTTTAGAGACGTGGACTAACCTATCTTTAGATCCTGTAGCTAGCAACTACATTTCAAGAGTTATTGGAGATCAAGTACAAACAGTACAGACAGATGCTGATGGAACTACCTATATACAAGTATCTGGATCTTATGAAAATAAGAGTAGGTACATAACAGTTAAAGCAGTTAACTACCAGACCCCCAATTATTTTGATAATAACGGACAACCAAAAGCTGCTTTCACCTCATCTATTCCAACAGCAGTATCGGGAACCTTTGGAGGCGCTGTAGGAACACCTTTTGTGAATATGGCAGCTAATTTTTACGAAAATATTGGAAATACAAACACACAAGGCTTAGTAGGAACAAACTACACTACAGCTCTTGCTCTACTTTCAAATCAGGATGAATATGTATATAGTTCTATAGCATTACCTGGTATTTACGCAACCGACTACTCAACACAGATAACTAAGTTGATTAATAACGCCGAAGAAAGAGGTGACAACATCGCAATTATTGATTTAGTAAAGTACGCACAAACTGTTACATCTACAACTAGTGCAGCTAGCAGTCAGAATACTTCCTATGCTGCCGCTTACTGGCCTTGGATTCAAACACCTGATCCTTATAGCGGTAACGTCGTATGGGTACCGGCATCAACTCTAATGCCTTCAGTGTATGCATTTAATGATAATGCTGCTGAGGCTTGGTTTGCACCTGCTGGTTTTAATAGAGGAGGTCTTGCTACTGCAGTAAGAGCAGAGAGAAGATTAACACAAGCAGAAAGAGATACTTTATATCAAGCAAAAGTTAACCCAATTGCTACTTTCCCTAACCAAGGTTTGGTGGTATTTGGACAAAAGACTTTACAGACTAAAGCATCTGCTTTAGATAGAGTAAATGTAAGAAGATTATTAATTACATTAAAGAGCTTCATTTCTCAAATTGCTGATAACTTAGTATTCGAACAAAACAGTATTGCAACTAGAAATTCTTTCTTATCGCAAGTTAATCCATACTTAGCTTCTGTACAGCAGAGACAAGGTCTTTACGCTTTCAAAGTAATCATGGATGACTCAAATAATACTGCAGATGTAATTGATAGAAACCAGCTAGTAGGTCAGATTTATATCCAACCAACTAAGACTGCTGAATTCATTTACTTAGACTTTAATATCTTACCAACAGGAGCTACTTTCCCAGCGTAATTCAACTTAACAGATATTTATAATCAATAAAACATAAATAAAATGGCAGTATTAGATCCAAACGAAATATTTTTCACAGCCTTTGAACCCAAAGTAAAGAATAGATTCATCATGTATGTTGATGGTATTCCTTCTTACTTTATTAAAGGCATTGACGGTCTTACTTATTCCTCAGAAGAAATTACCTTAAACCACATTAATGTAATGCGGAAAGTTAAGGGTAGATCTAAATGGGAAGACGTTAGTATGACTTTGTATGACCCCATCACTCCTTCAGGTGCTCAAGCCGTAATGGAGTGGGTACGTCTTCACCACGAATCAGTAACAGGTAGAGATGGTTACAGTGACTTCTACAAAAAAGATTTAACTATTGACATCCTAGGCCCTGTAGGCGATATCGTTTCAGAATGGATCATCAAAGGAGCATTCATTAAAGAAGCTAAATTCTCTGATGTAAGCTGGGATGAAGATGCCGCCGCACAAGAAATTACAATTAGTATCGCAATGGATTACGCAGTATTGAACTTCTAATCAAAATTAACCTTAAAGAAAGAGCCCTCCTATTTATTAGAGAGGGCTTTTTTATTATATGAAACTCATAGATATTTTAAACGAACTTGTTATGCCACCGGCTTTAAAGTCGAAACAATACGAATTAGAGAAAGACGGGTATACTAAAATCGGAGGTGGAGATAATGGCATTGTAATGGAAAAAGG